GGCTTCGGTATTCCACAGTTCTGCCGTTGGCGCTGACCCGAAGCACGCCCTCCGCAATCGCGGCGCGCAGGTCATTGAGCTGCTGCTGGGTGTATCTGGCCATGGGCCAGGCTAATCACGCGAGAGCCATCCGCCTTTGCGGCGTTGGATTGTGGGCTTGTTTGGTTGAGTCGGGTCAATAGTGGCCGCAAGCTGGTCCCACATCGTCGCTTTGTTGTAACGCCTGCCGAGCAGTTGCAGAGCTGCATAGGCGTAAACCGTGCAGTCCCCAAATTCATCCCTGTCCTTGCTGGCCTTCACCCAGTCGCGCACGGGCTGGCCCTTGACGTAGCGGGTCTGCACCTTCCACGGCGTCAGCTGCTCCAAGAACTGATCGGTCGCGGCTTGGCCCAAGTGAATGTAGCCCGGGCCTGGGTTGGCGTGGCGCAGCCGGGAATAGAGTGTGGCCTTGATCGTGTCCTGTCCCACGCTGTAGAGCATCACGCCGGCCTTGATCGTGGCCTGGTTGCGGCGGTTGATGTCCTGCGGCGTGCCTTTGCCAATCGCCGGCTTGCCGCGTACGCTGGCGCCCTTGATCGGCACCACACCCTGCTGCTTCCTGGCGCGGCAGTAGTCGTACACCTCGTGGGTCATGTGGCCCGAATCGATCGCCAGCTGAGTCAGCTTCATCTCGCCGCCACCTTCCCGCGGCCATCCCGTCTCCAGTACCGCATCGAGCTGTTCCCAAAGCTCGGGCTGGGATGGGTCGCCCCAGATTTCTTGAGCCCAAACGTGCCACGCTTCCTCGCCGCGGCCCCAAGCCCAGATCGCCACCGCGATCCGGTCGTCCTGCACGTCAACGCCGCCGGTCAGCACCAGCCCGCCGGCGGGAACATGACCCACGGGGTAGTCCTCGCGCCTGGCGGACAGACCGTTGGCATTGATCTGGTTGGTGTACTCATCCTCCCAGGTCTCGCCCAGGATCGTGTTGACGAACGTCTGCAGCTGCTCGGGGTCGCCTTTGACTTCCAGGAACTCGCGGGCCAGCTTTCCCCATTCGGCGTTCGGGCTGAAGGAATAGGCGGCCCAGATGTGAAAGCCCACCAAGCCTGGCTCCGTAGCCGTGGCCGTGGCGCGCCATTCGCCGGCCTCCACCATGGCCCGCTTCTTGCTGTGGGGGATCAGCTCGCCGCAGTTCTCGCATTCGTAGGCGGCGTCCTCTGGCCGGCCGTCGGGCCACTTCATCTGGGGCCAGCGCAACACCTGCCGGTGGTCGCAAAACGGGCAGGGCACAAAGAACCGACGCTGATCGGACTTCAGAAACCACGTCTCGGTCCGGTCGAAACCCTTGGTGATCGGCGTGGATCCGATCCCGATCTTCCGGTTCCAGAAATAGTCCGATCGGTTTCGGCCCAGCTTGATCGGGTCACCTTCTGGGATGGCCCGGTAGGCGCTGGCCTCATCGAACAGCACCACCCGCCTTGACTTCCGGCGGAACGCCCGGCCGCTGTTGGCCCCAACGATGTCGATCACGCCACCGTTGACCAGTTGCTTAAGCAGGATGGTGTTGGTGCTGGTGTTCCTGGCTTTGGACTCCGACACCAGCCCGCGCAGGACTGGCGTGTCCTGGAACATCGGCGCGATCTGCTCCTTGCTGTAGCCCTCGGCGTCCTCGACCACCGGCTGCACCACCATCACCGGGCACGGGTCCTGGTGGCTGTAGTACCCGATCACGTGGCCCAGGATCATCGTCCAACCCACCCGGGCGCTCTTCAGGCAGACCACCGTCTCGACCGTGGGGTCGGTAAAGGCGTCCATGATCCCCCGCTGATAAGGCAGGGTCTGCCACTTGCCTTTCTCGGCGGCGTCGCCGGTGAGCACGCCGTAGGTGTCAGCCCACTCGCTCAGGCTCAGGCGCGGCGGCGGCCGCCAGCGGCTCAGGATCTGCCGGGTCAGTAGCTCGGCGCTCATGCCGCCACCTCCCATCCGGCGAGCTCCTCAAGCGCTTCACGAATCAACGTGGTCAGGATCTCAACCTCCTCGAGGCTCAGGTGCGGGATCCGTTGCTTCGCCGTGCTCGGCACACCAAGCAGCCGGGTCTTGCTGATGCCCAGGGCTGCAGCCTGCGCACGCTCCACGTCCTCCCGCGGCAGCAGCAGGCCTTCCTTCGTTTTGCGCTCCAGCTGCAGCAAGTTCGCCTTCTCGAACTCTGAGCGAGCGCGGCTCTCGCCGTAGTCCGGTAACTCCTCCGGCCGCGTCATCGGCAGCTGGGTCGGCGGCCTGTTGCCTGCCGTGGCCGGCGCCTCACGCTTGGCCTTTGGCTGCTGCGCCTCGGCCTGGTGCGGCGCCACGCGCGACAAGTACTCGGCCACCAGTAGATCGCCATCCACTCGGAGCGGCTTTTGCTGCAGCACGCAGGCGCTGCCCACCAGTGCTCCGCGATCGCAGAGCTTGTCGAGGTTCTGCCTAGTGCACCGGCGGCCGGTGCTTGCCTCGATCAGCGCCGCTCCTTGCGCGGCGTTCAGCGGTGTTCCCATTGCAACCACGCTATGAAGCGGTTGCAACCGGTTGCATCAGAGCAACGCAAGCTGCCCAACGCCGCTGCGATCCCAGTTCAGGACACGCTTGATCTTGCGCCAGCGGGTCTCGCTGAAGAACGGCTGCGATCTGTACCAGCTCTCGACTTCGTGAGTTTTCTTGCTGTAGTTGCAGCGATGGCAAGCGGGAAGAATGTTGCCCATTGCATGCGTCCCGCCTTTAGCAATTGGCACGACGTGTTCCATCTGCATGTCGCTTTCAGCGCCGCAATAGGCGCAGCAATGATCAAACTGCGCAAACCGAGCCAGCAGCTGCCCAGGCTTGATCTGGTGAGCCGTCTGCTCTCGCAACAACGCTTTGCGTCGCTTTGACTTCTGACGGGTGTAGAGCCGCAGCTCAGGATTCGTCTGGTACTGAAGCCACCAACTGGCTTGCCCCCACCAGCGGTCGTGCTCTTTCTTGGCTTCTGAATTTTCTCGCCAGTACCGACGCTGCTCATCCATCACCATGCGGGCGACGCTGGGGAAGCGGCCGGCGTTGCGGATGGACTGTCGCAAAGCATTTTCAAAGGCACGTTGCTCGGCAACGGCTTCGTTGACGTGACCTTTGGGGACCCCTCCATCAGTCCTGACAGGAAGCGTGCCTTTTGAAGTCAACCCTTTTTCTCGCAAGGCGGCAGCAATTTTTCTTTTGCGCTCACGCCTATATGTGCGCCAGTATTCAACAAACTCAGGATCTGTGGCCCATCTTTCTTTTTGCCTTTCTATCGCTTTTTGGCGTTCTGTCTCAGCATTTGCCTGATACCATTGATTTCGCTTTTGCTTAGTGGCTTCACTTTGCTGCCTGGCTTTTTCGCAATCCGGGCATCTGCCGTGACGGTCTCTTAAGGTCATCTTGTGGCCGTTCCATAAATGACCTGCTTTGCATGGTTTGCCAAACTTAAAACCATCCGGCAGTCCCATCGCCTGAGCGTCAATAAAGCTGATCAGCCAATCCGACTGCTTGCGTCCGGTGCAGCCTTTGCAATTACCAATTCTGACACCGTCGGGGCGTCGGCAGTCATGCTTTACTGTTAAATCGACAATTGCCAGTCTCAAGCTTTGATTGGTGCCTGGCCAACGGTGTTCATGCTTGCAAAGCGTTCCCAGCTGAAAACGGCTGCTATCGAATGAATAAATTAAATCCATCGGCCTGGTGATGCAGGTTGATCACAGGCCAGGAGGTGTCAGCCTCGCTGGCCCTCAATGCTATTGACCCCAAGGAGCAACCTTATTGCGACCCGTTGTCAACAGTCAACGCGGGCGCTGGATGACCCTCGGCTCAGACCCCCAGGGAGGACCCTGAAGCCCCCGGCCGTCACCGCGCGCTGTCCAACGCCTTCTGCAGCGCCTTGTTCAGCTCAGTGGGCCACACCGCCGCGATGGTCTTCTGCGCGGTGCTCTCCATGGGAAACAGCGGCCGGTAGTGGGGCCGCCGCTCGACCAGGAACAACGGCACGAGCTTGCCTTTGGCACCACGTTGGTAGACACCAGGTGCGCGGCTACCACCGCGCGGGGTGCCGATGAAAATGCTGCCCTTGCCGGTGGTGGCCAGGTTGGACTCAATCAGCTTGAAGATGCTGCGCTTCGGATTGCCTGCGCCATCGATCACCGCACTGGTGGGGACCAGCTGCCCATCAGGTAAGGCGCCTTTGCTCAAGCCACGCAAGAAGCCCTCATACGGCTTCCATCGCCTATCACCACCGAAGATCTCAGTGGGGAAGTAGCGGCGTGACGGATCGGGATAGACCGTGGCCGTGAGCGTGTCCTTGTTGGATCGCGTGTAGCGGAAAGCGTTGCGCGTGTAGGCGGTGGGGGTGTTGAACACGCTGGTGGCGTCCCGCTCTGCCTGCATCACGGCATAGGCGGTGTTGTTGAGCGCGACCGACGTGGCAAAGGGCAATTGATTGCGCAGCCCTGCCGTGACCAACAAGAGCTTGTCCACGCCCGCGTGATCGATGGAGATCTGGATCTGCATGTCTCAAGTCTGCTGATAATCCGGCGCCACCCTGATCGCCGTGAGCCTGACCCCAGGATGCAGCTGCCGGTAAAGCCAGCCAGCGGCCCAGGCAGAG